GAAAAACCAAATACACCCCACGTTGAATCATCCGAGTAGTATTGCTCATATGTAATTATCGCTGTGAATTTATAAATCTCATCTTCATCCAATTTAGACTGATACTCCTTTCTTTCTCACATATTCAAGCCATTTGCTATATGGCTTTAATTTTTCTACAATTACCTTTTCTTCGCTATCTTTCTTACAAAGAATTGCTACTTGCTGTCCTTTTTTTACTAAATCTTCATATTCCTTTAATTGGCTATATATAGTATATATTGCTTATTAATACTATATATGGTATATTTGTAACAATTACTCACTTAATTCTGCAAGTGCCTTATCCAGATCCTCATCAGACATTCTCTCTTTTCTTCTCAATAACCTTTCTAATAAGATCAATTGGAATAACCATAAAGGCTAAAATTACAACTACTACCCAATGTTTGAAATCTAAAGCTGTGACCTTGATAAGATTTTCTGCAAAGTTGCAAAGAGCAAAAGTCATTACAAAAATTCCGATTGCAATGGCTGAGAACAGTTTGTTCTTCCCAATACCATTGAATAAATTAATGTGTTCTGTACGAATATTAAATCCATTAAATACTGCCATAAAGCATAACAATGCGAATCTCGCTGTCATAGCTTCTGTTTCAGATGCAAACATATTTGCAATAGGACTGAATGTAATAATTCCATAAAGTGCAATAAATGCTACTGTACTGATTGCAATGCGTTTCTTTGCACCTCTGATGAATAAACCAGAACCTTTCTTAATAGGTTTCTCAGTCATATATTCATCCTTTGGAGGTTCGCCACCAAATGATAATGAATTAAGAGAGTCCATAATGATATTTACAATCAGAATCTGAACCGATGCAAGTAATGCACCTGTTGCAATCATTGGATAGATAACACTGAGAATCAGAAGTGAAATATTGATAGGTAACTGAAACTCAAGGAACATCATAATATTGTGCATAAATGTTCTTCCAAGTTCTACTGCCTTTACAACGCTTGCAAAGTTATCATCTGTCAATACAATGTCTGAAGCTTCTTTTGCTACATCTGATCCACCTTGCATACCAAAACCAACATCAGCTCTCTTTAAAGCAGGACTATCATTTACACCATCACCTGTCATTGCAACTGACTTTCCAATCTCTTGTGCTAATGTGACAAGTCTGAGTTTTGTGTTTGGTGAGCATCTTGAAATAACTCTCAATCGAGGAATTATACTCTTTACTTCATCATCTGACATCGCTTCAAATTCATCATTTGTAAGTGCTAAATCTCCATCTTTGTAAATTCCACACTCTGTAGCAACTGCAACTGCTGTCTCAATACAATCGCCTGTAATTTCAATAACTTGAATACCAGCCTCATGTGCTGTTTTTACTGCACTCGGTACTTCATCTCTTACAGGATCTACAACGCCAATAATTCCAAGGAATGTCATGTCATTTGGTATTTCATTCTCTACTAAATCACCATCTGCCATTGTAACTGCAATGCATCTCATTGCATTACTTGTCATTGCTGTAATTGCATTACTTAATGTGTCATTGTCGTTATTCTCTACAATTTCACCACTTGAGTCCATTACTTTTGTGCAATGCTCAATCAGTTTCTCAGGTGCGCCCTTATAGTATGTAACTCCATCCTTTGTCGTAAAAGCTGAATACTTATTACTACTATTAAATACCTGCTTTAACTTAACTGGATATTTTTTCTGAATGTCAGCATATGTTTCAGGATTTACAAGGCTAAGAACTGCTCTATCAATTGAATTACCACCTGTAATATTGTTTTCTGAATCAAATGTTGCACTATTATTTAAAGAAATGTTTGCCTTGATATTATTCCAAAGAACTGAATCCTTATTTACATCATTACCAAAGCCATCAATAATCTTCTTTGGAGTCATAATACCTGTCGTAAGAGTACCTGTCTTATCAGTACAGATAATATCAACATATGCTAACTCTGGAATTTTACCAGGATTCTTAGCAAGAATATTGAATTTCTCCATTGTCTTTACATTCTGTTTTGTTACAAGTTTTACAATAAGAGGCAATCCTTCGGGAACAGCAGCTACAATAATTGTTAATGCTACTGAGAAGTTCTGTGCGATTTTCTGAATAATATTCAGAACGCCACCGCTAAAATATTCTCCAAATCCAACCTGTGCAATTCCTGAAATTGTAAGCACCGCAAATGTAATAACGGCTGCGATTGTTCCCCACTTAGAAATGAAGTCGCTCAGATTATCAAGTGCAATATCAAGTGCTGTCTTTGGTGCTTCAAGTGTCTGCATTTTAACGAGTGTGTCACCATTTACTGTATTCACACCTACATCAGTAACAATCATCTTTCCTTCACCTGACATTACTGTTGTGCCAGCGAACAAGCAATTCTGATTTGTATAAGCATCTGTTGAAGTAGTTTTCTTATGAACGTATCCTTCAATTGGTGTTTTCTTACACTCTTTTGTTTCTCCATTAATAGCTGCATTGTTTACAGAAATCTTACCTTCAATGAGATAACCATCTGCAAAAATCTCTTGTCCCATTCCTACACAAACGAGATCACCAACTACCAGTTCATCCTTATTAATCGTTTGAACTTTGCCATCACGAATTACATCACAATACCTAACTGATGTTTTGGCTCTCAACTCTGCTGCTGATTTCTGAACACCAAGTCCAGTCTTAACAGCAATACATGTTACAATTGCTAATACGACAAGAATCATAATTGGATCTGATAAATCCATCATTCCCATGACTCCAAGGAATAACTGCAATACTGCAATTGCAATAAGAATCATTGTGATTTTCTCACTTAATGCCTCCTTTGCGAAGTCATACCACTTGTCCAACTTTGGTTCAGGAAGCTTATTACTTCCATGAAGTTCTCTACTTTTGAGAACTTCTTTACTACTCAATCCATTCATCTGTTTGTACTCTCCTTTTCTATAATTTTTATATATGAATGTTAATTGGTTACATATCTATATTCTCTTTTTAATTTGGGAATTTTATTGAGCTGAATCGCTCAGAAATTTTTCAAAGGAAACGAAGTTTTCTTGTTACTTAAATAACCACCTTCGCAATTCTTTATTCATCTTCTCTTTCTTATCTAATTCTTCATCTCTTTTATGTATTGACTCTTTGCAGCTTTCTTCAAATGCTTTCAAAAAATCTCCTGGCATACTACATAAAACAGAATATGAAATAATTAATCCAATTATTGAAAAAATAATTAATGCTATATCACCATCGCCCATATATCATTCACCTCTCTTCCCAAGAAATCGAACTTTACTATAATTTATTTACAATAACTATTTCTTTGCCACAATAAGGACAATATTTTAGGTTAGTCATATTCTCAGGTATCCTCCAATATGGCTCATCAGCATCACCATGTTTTTTAGGACAAATCGTTCTAATTTTAACAATTCGTTCATTTAACACCTCATTAGCTGACTGACCGCTTTATCGTCTAAAACTTCTTTTTCTGTAATAGTCCATTGACATCTAAAATCTCTATCTGCACATAATGAAGTAAAATCAGCATAACTTTGCATTTTATCTGGCTTTGCTGTTGCTCTATAACACTGTTTTCTTCTTTCACAAGTTTTGCTTGTACACATTGTAATGTCTGGCATAGTTATTTTTCTCCCTTATACTCTTTTAAAATATCTTGTAAATTGTTGTAATGTGTATGCATAAATTGACCATACCCATTATCTTTTTTAAATCCGTCTAACTGTATGTACAAACAAATATCAGACAAGGTTTCCATTATTTCAATTTGCATTTTCTTTTTTAATATAATACTTTTTAACAATGTTTTAATTAACACTAGCCGTTCCTTCTTTCTCCATATTATTTAAGAAATTTCTGTAATTATCAAAATCCATTTTAATATACTTATAATTAACATCTTGTGACGGACTATAATTCTTATCAACAGCATTCTTCTGATAATTTTCCAACCAAGTTGCCAGTTCAACGTCCTTTTCAGTTCTATAAGCATATGCTGTTAATGCCATTAATGCTGCCTTGCATTGTATATATAATGGATTATTTATATCTAAATACACATCCACGAAATCTTGGTATTCCTTTATATCAATATCCTCTATATCATCGGCAACATTTTCTTTAACAAATGATAATATTTCATCATCGCAACCCGTATTCTGTTCAGATTCATTATCATTTGTTACCTTATTATCAGAAGACTTTATATTATTCTCTGTTTCAGTTATGTTTTCACTAACTTCTGAATGTGTTTCTTCCTTATTATATGTAGCTTCATTCTTATCTTCTGTTACATCTGTTATATGTAAATATTCCTTCATAAGCTGTTCAATCATATCTAACTTAGCATTAACAACCTTTTTATCCTTAGTCCCTTTGTTAGCATCATAAGTATCAAAACTTTCATTTTCATATTCTGTAAATATCTTACTATGTAATGT